ATGACCTTTGTTTTAAGTGCATCTGAAGTAGAGACCTTATTTTCGTCAAAATACACTCCAGAATCAATTTCCACATATAGTATCTTAAGATCTTCAATTTTTTGGTTAATACCAGATACAGCGTATTGCTTTAATTGGGATAAAATCCTAGTTTTGTTAAATGCTGATACATATGTACCATTTTTAGGTTTAATACTAATTGTAACAGTACCAAACTCTGGTGGATCCATTTCTTCACCACCAACGACTGCTACTGACTCAGTATCTGGGTAAATTTTCTTTATTATTGCCTCATAATCCCTAGGTGTAACCGCCCTGTACTGGGAGGAATAGATTCTAGGTGCATAATACTTAATTGAACTAATAGACTCTATTTCAGACCCATTTGTGGATGCCTCAACGGTAGCCACACTAGGAGTTGATGTTAGAGTGATAGATCCCCCTGCTGCATTAACAATTCTACCTGCAAATGAGAAACTATTATTATGTCCAATACCATTTCCGTCTTCTCCATCAGTAATAATGTATTGAACAGTAACTACAGACCCATTTTCCAGTTTTTTACCAATTATTCCGTCACCAAACACTACTTCATATCTTTCATCTTGTACTTCTTGCACTAAAAAGATTTCTGAGACTGAATCTACGTCTAAAATGTTAGAAACTAGTGAATATTCGATTCCAACTGACCCAGATGAGTCACTAGGCCCCTTAACATACACTTTTATAGTCGAAGTATCAATATGTGGGTTGTCTAAAATGAATCTTTGGTCTAATGAACCATCAACTGTGAAGGTTTTATTAAGAAATGTGCCTTCTTTTAGTAAAATATTTTCAAATGTTGCTACAAAAGTGCCTATAGATGGTTCTCTTACTGGTGCAGAGATGTCTTCGGACGTTGAAAACACATGTGAGGTGTTATTTGCGTCTCCAACACACACTAAACCTGCCTTTATAGTCGCTATAGGGGTTGAATTGAGTGAAGTTATGTTTAGACCTACATCAAATGTTACTTGTGCTGTGGCTGCCGTCCTAGAACGGGGTACATAACCTATATTTCTTGCTAATGAGACGACATTTTCTCTAACTGTTGCTGAATCTAGGAAAGATTCGTTCACAACCATGTTTGAGTTGAATGCTGTGATATACGTATTATAAGCTAATGTGTCTATAAGGACGGAAAAGTTCGATCCTTCGAAGTCAAAGTCCGTAAAATTGCTATTTGCACGGAGATATGACTTAATTGAGGTTTTTATTTGATCAAAATCAAGATCTGTAAATTTAGTAAAAGGCATGTTATCTTGTTGCCTCTAAGAGGAATGAATATTCTTGTGTTGGAAACTCTTGTCCTATAATATCAAAGATAACGGTAACATCAAAAGAGTTAACTTCTGGATTTGGGTCTACCGCAACGGTTACGTTTTCTATTCTTGGTTCGAAGTTATCTAATGCAATGGCTATCTGCTGCCTTATAGTAGACGCAGTACCAAAATCAACGAATTCAAATAGACTTCTTTGGACATCTGATCCTAACAGTGAATTAAAGAATCTTTCAGTAGGAATTGTTTGCACTATATTTCTTACAGAACGACGAATTGCGTCTTCATTCTTCAATACTTGTAAATCATCTGTTACAGGATGGGGTTTAAAAGACAACGAAATATCTTTAAATCCTCTAGATATCCTCTTAATCGCCATTAGACAAAGGTTTTTTATTATTTATACTGGTTTTCCCATAAAAAAAGTGCCTCTTTCGAGACACTGCGGTTATTTTCCCTGTCCTCTGTACTTTTTACGAGCCGAGTTACGGGATGTTGCCGAATATTTTGAGTGATTTCCGTTTCCTTGACGAGTTTTTTTGGGTTTTGCCTCTTTAAGAGCATTAGTACTTGAATAAACTGCCATTATTCCTCCTTGTTAATTTTAGTTTTTACTGTATCAGGATGTGGAGAACCTGTTTTGTAGAATTCAATCGCCAAGTCCTCCATTTGATCGAAGTATTCGTTCTGAGAAAGATTTGAGTATACCTCCTTCCCATCTATAAGAATACTATATGATTCTTGTTTTCTCATGTCCTACACGCACACGTGGATCGCACCAGATTTCGAAACCTGCTTCTTTAGCATCAAGACAGAAAGAAACGTCTTCACCGCACATGTCCTGCACTTCGCCACTTTCGAAGACTTGCATTTTAGGTGCGAACCATGGATAAGGCATACCTTCGTGTTCAAATACTCCCTTTTTAATAAGAAGCCATCCGAAACCTGTGTAGTCTACTGTAAAAGGTTTCTTTCTTTTCTGTATACTATCTACTGTTTCATGATTCATGACTCCACCGTTGTTACGGAAGTCATCTTCTTCTAACCAGTGAGCAACTGAAGTTGTTTTACCATCCTCTGTAGCATACCAACCTGCTGCTATATCTTTTTCCATTAAGACTAACTGAAAGAATTTCTCAGAATTGAAGACTATATCTGAGTCAATCCATAGTTGCCAATCATATTTTAGTTTTCCATCCCATGGTAATTGCTTAGGGCCACGGAGAACGTTTGCACCCAAACATTTACAACGGGCGAAATTTACCATTGATGAATAATCTTGAGATATCTGTATACTTGCACCAGCCTGAACCAAGTCAAAGCATAGTTGTACGAAACTCTTTAAGTATTGATATGAGACTCCTCGGCCTGGTAAGCAGAAAACTATTGCCTTTCCCTTCACCAACTGCTTTGCCTTCTCATAGTCCCATTCTTGCACTTGCTTTTGTGCAGTCGGTGATTTTGCCTTCACCGTGAATCCTTTAGCCATAAAAATTAAATTCCTTCAATTCAATCATATCACATTATATAGTCGTTGTCAATCAATCTGTGTTTTCGGTTATTATCACTTCCTCATCTACCAAGTTCCATTTAAGTTCTGTATCTTCGAACCACCCCATCTCATTAATTACTGCTTCTGGTATTATGACCTTATACTCCCCAGTTACGTTATCGACTTCTATGGCCGAAAAAATATGTCCGAAATTTTTTTGCATAAATGAAACGACCTTACATGTTTTTATATAGGGGAAAAAATTTTTGTATAAGGGGAAACATTTATCTCGCTTCCGTAACACTTTGTAGGTTAGGTTCCCATTCGGTTTTTATATAAGGGGGGATCGGCCCCCTTACACTGTCTGGCTAACTAATATGAATAGTCAGTAACCTCTGTTGCTGTCTCCAATAGATTTGAGATGCCATCCTGTTGGAGCTTGAGTACAACCTGTGAGTTCTTATTGGCTTTGCTTAGGCCTAAAAATGCTTTTATTCCGTTGTTGCTTGTGAGTCTAAGTCTGAGCCCTGTGTCCATTATAGCTCCTGTGATTGATGATCTTAAGATGACCTTACGGCTGCTCTGCCCTTTCCAATCTCTTTGAAATTCAGCAGTCCAGCCCCTCTTAAGTAAGTCAACTGTCTTAAGGTTTTCTTCTTTGACTATATGCACCTGCTTGGCCTCTGTGTCGTTTATGACCATGACCATGCCATGATTATCCTCTAACATGACCTGCTTGAGCCATGTGGTGAGTGCATCAGACTTAATTGCGTTCAACTGGTTGTTACAGTGGCTGGCGAAGTACTGACGGAAGTTTTCAACCTGCTTTTCGGCTTGGTCGGTGTCTCTGTATAACTTAGTCAATAGTATGAAATCTTCAAACTCTTTGGTGTCTACTAGGCCATCTATCTTAGAAGTGTTAACCCAGTCAAAAGACCCATTCTTTAGCCCCTTCTTATGCTTGATTGAAATATTAACGTCACCCGCCTTTGCGTCTGCTTTGCTCTTAGTTCCTCCGAAGTGCTTAACCTCTTCAGCGAATAGGCCAGTCTCATTTAGAAAGTCTATTGTATTAAGTTCGTTTTTAATACCTGATGTATGGACTGAGCCGTCTGTTTTGAACATTGAGTTTACTCCGTGTTTTGTATATACTTATTATAATGGTTTTTTCACTATAATAGTTGGTTTTGGGCCAGTTGTTTTATTGGCACGTCTATAGTCAATTTCAGTTGCTATGGCCATTCCGACTGTGTACAATGAATAACAGCCGCCAATCAATATAAAAAGTTCAATTCCTGTCATGTTTAGTTCTCCTTTAGGTGACGTTTTAGTTTTTCTGCTTTGAGCAGTGCTTCGTAGACTTTGGGGTCTAATGGTTTCATGCTTTGATCTCCTGTATTAATTCGGTCATTTCGGTTAGGTCTGCTTCCTGCCAAATTGCTCCGTCAGGTGTTTTGCCTTCGCCATTCTCTGGCAGAACCCAAAGTAAAAACTCACCGAATGTTTCTACCTCTTGGGCGATTCCGTAGAAACCCATGTCATTGTTAATCCACAATGCACAGTTCCATGTAGTCCAATTTGACCAACCATTATATTTGCCTGTTCCTATGTCTGAAAGATTGAATGTTGTTTGAACCATGAGTGGATCTCCTTTTGTGTATGTACTTATTATAACGGATAAATCCGCAGCGTAGTGATCAAGTAGACGGTTTTTTAACTGTCACACTAATGATCTGCCCAGATGATTTGTTTGCTAAAATTGGCGATGTCGAAACATATTTCACACATGCAATCCACGTCAGGGAAGCTGTCCCGCCAATAGTAGAGCTCTTCTATGGGTGCGTCCCAGTAGTAATAAAGGTCGGGCTGATAGCCTTTGCGTCTCTTTGGTCTCTTACCAAGATGAAAACAGCCGAAGTCGTTTTCTATCTCTTGGTCATCAAAGTTTCCACAATTACAACAGATTGCCATTATCCCATCTCCAGGAATTTGTTCATTGCCATTTCTCCTGCGATTTTCTCAGCATCTGCGTAGAATGGGGAATCCTCTTTAATTCCGATTTCAGCGAGTGCCTCTTCAAAGAGGGTTTCTAAAATTGAGTCGTTAACTGGGTGTGACATTATGCGTACCTCCCTGCAGGGTGTGGGTTCGCCATTGTGTAACCGAATGAATTAAAAAAGTCATTGATTGCTTCAATGTCTAAGTCTGGGTCATCAAAATCAACTCCCCCTGCGTGGTCTACTCCCCACTCTGCAACTTCATCACAGAATGTTGCGAAGTCTTCGCAAAGGTAAGCAATGTCGAAAAATGACTCTTTTTCTTTGATTCTGTTTATTAATCTTTCTGTTTTTGTCTGGATCATGAATGAAACTCCTTTTGTTTATACTATTATTATAAGGGATAAAATCCCCTGATGGGGATTTGATGTGACAGTTTAATCTTTGTCTGTATACTCTCCGTCAACAACGCGGTTTCCGTTTAGAGCATACCAAACGATTTGAGCATGACCATATTGCTGTGCCATGTCGTAGCATAGTTCTGAATCGAACTGGTGAGAAAGGACTGGTTCCTTGATATTTGTATTTGGAACTTCGATGAATTTTTGAATGAACATAATTTTTAAATCTGTTTTGAACTTTGTATACTACTATTATACACACAAAAGGGGTCACTTTGCAAGCGGTTGTGTGCCACTAATCCAACTGGGCTCTGGGCCTAGTATTCTGCGATCTCCTTCATATAGGCCCATACTTCTGCAAACGTGAGATAGCCAATGACATCCTGCCAGATTCCACTTTCCTCATAATGTAAATTATCTCCTTTCAAAAGGGCCATTTCATACAGTCCATCTGGGCCACCATATGATCCCTCATGGCATGCTACACTGGCTCCATATCCATTTTCAAAATAATATCTTACGACTTTGTTTGGCTTGCGGATTACTCTTTCTGTGTACATAATGTCTGAAGTTAATTCCTTTAGGTCGTTTGGATCGTACATAGTTTTAAAACTTTGTTTGTTTGTTATTCTTATTATAAGGGAAAATGGGCCCTAGGGAAAGGGCCCATGTGCCACTAATAATACTGGCTGAATATGTGTCCATCATACTCTGTATAATCGTATGATAAATTCTCCCATGATTTCTCCCAGTCGATTTCGATCCATGAGGCCATAGGGTTCATCACTTCGCCACAGTCACTGGCCATTTGCTCCGCAAATTCGGCACCTGATCTATAATGGCCCATGTACGCATCACGGCAGCTGCTCACGTCATGTATTGAAAACTCCTCAATAAATGCTTCAACTACATCTGAGCCCATGTCTTCAATCTGATGCAAATAATCAGTATAATCATACTGGAAAGCCTTCTCTCCGTGAGTTTCTATGAACTCTTGCATATCTTCTCTTTCATAGCCCTCATCTTCAATATATTCCTTTATCAAGCTCTCTGTGATCTCTGAATTAGAAAAACAAGTTGTTTCAAGATTTGCTGGAATAGGCATTAAGAACTCCTTTAGGTTTATATGGCCATTATAACGTCAATGGCTAAAAACGACAGTCTTCAGTGGTCGGTTTGTAATCTGGCCCAAACTCTTTGATGTCGGCCAAAACTTCCTCTATAGTATCCGTGAACATTTCGTCAAAGTAAGATTCCAGTTCATCCATAGCCTCATTATAGGTTAAAGAGTCGATCCACTCTTGCTCACTGTTCATGACATAACGAACTAAGTCTTTTGTCATCATGCCTTCTACGATCCGATCAACGTAGAGCTCCTTAAGATAACGAAATTCTACATCATTTAATTTGCGTCGCATTTGGCCCACCTCTGGTTGTTAAAGTTTGCGTGGCTGAACCACTCTCTGTCTATTAATTTGTATGATCCAATTTTATTATGAATTACGTAGCCCTCAGCATCAACAAGCTCTGGATTTCCTCCCTCATCTATCAAATACGCATCAGGCCCCCACCTATGGCGACACTGGCTCAACGCTATCTGTTTTAAGTTTTTAACACTGATCCATAACGAAATTAAAAACTCATTCTCGAAATCCTCAGAATTAATGTGAATACCATATCTAATATGGCTATTTAATTCTTTCTTCAATTCTTTGGCCTCTTTTGTAGTTACGAATGTAACCATGCTGGCCATCTGTCTAACGAATTTCAAATAGTTTTTAAACTCAAATTTAGATCCATATTTGTTATATTGACCTATGCTAGTACCTGCGTTAGGCTTAATGAATAAACAGTCAGAATTGCAGTCAAGATTGTGACTAAGGGGCTTGGCTTTTGCATCTTTTAGAGTTGTTGTTGTGGTGTACTGTGTATGTGGAGCTATTATTAAATGCTCCATTACTACGTCATCAAAATCATAAACAATGGTATTTGGCCTGTATTGTTCTTTACCACCAAATCCGATAAAATCGCCCTGATAAATGTTATCAGTATCAGGTAGCCAACGTAAACACGCAAGCAAAATATCTTGTACTGGGTGGCCCTCATAATGAGTCATTACATCAGCAGGGCTTTCACAAATCTTGATTTTAACTTTGTTAAAAACGGATTTAGTACCTACGAACTGACGGCCTGTGGCTGGGTTCTTTCCCCATACGATAGCAGGAGCTCCGTCATACTTGACGGATATTTCCTGCTCTTGCTCCAACGCATCTAACACGGATAGATCTCCAGTTAAAATTGTGTCTTCTGGGTGTTCAAGATGAGTGTTTTTCATTTACCAATCTCCGTTAGCATCATTGTAACAATCCTCATTCCAGTGTTCGCCAACATTGAGAACACCTAAACGAGTCATTATCTGGTCAAAACAGAACATACCTGACCTAGACATTCTCCCGCAAGAGTAATCCCAACCTAGTTCGGCTAGGTCTTCGCATAGATCAGTTTTGTTCTTATAACGATCAGTTTTCATAGTTGCATTTAACGACATTTTACTTACCTCCGTTAAATTGCTGAATTAAATAATTTGTATTTCTATCCTGTTTCTTCTGTAAATCATCACACATTTTTATTAATCTTCTTAACTCTGCAACATCTTTGTTGAACTGGTCAGTAGTGTAGGTCATTAAGTCCTCCATTTGTGTACA